TTCCAGTTAGCAAGTTTGTCGTGATTATCTAATTCTTTTTCGATATCCAGCTGTTCTAGCTCTGCAATACCCTTCTCTAGTCGTTCGATATCGCTTTTTTGCTTGCTTTGCCACGCTTTTTGCCGTTTGCCTAACGAATCAATGCTGGTTTGAATCTTTTCATTGCTGCTTTGTACAGCTTCAATGCGCATTGTTTCTTCTGTAATAGCATCTTTTGTGGTTCTAATCTGTTCTTTCAACAGTGTGGCTTTTTCACTTAGGATAGTAATACCCAACAGTTGTTCAATGATTTCTCTTTGATCATTGGTGCGCATACTAAGGAAAGGTTCTGTATATGTGTTCAATGCAACAATATGTTTGAACATATTGTGGCTCATACCCAGTAGATCTTGTATGCTTTCTTGTGTTTTACGGCTATCACCTTGGCTGTTATCGTCTAATTCGTCGACTTGTTCTTGTTCGTTGATGTAGAATTTAAGAACATTAGGCGATCTACCTCGTTCGATACGGTATTGGACGTTGTTTTTCTCAAAATTAAGTGTGACCAACATCCCCTTACTATTTGTTTTGTTAATAAGGTTGTTTCTTTTGATGTTGGTCAGTGCTTGGCCGTACAAGGCGTAAGATAATCCATTGATTATAGTAGTTTTGCCTGTACCGTTGCGTGATCCAGAATCGTCACCTCCTTGGTCTAAGTTCTCACCAAGCACTAGAGTGAGTTGCTCCTCTTGGAAGTCAACTGCTTGGGTAACATTACCCACACTCATAAAGTTTTTTACGGTTAAATCTTTTAATTTTATCATTCTAATCCGTTGTAAATATCTAATAGCAGTGATTTGTTGAAGTTCTCACTGTCAATTGCTAGTATTTCATTGCTTACAATCTGATCCACGCTTTCGAACTGTTCAATATCTAGTTCACTGCTGATCTCTTCGATGCTTTTTTGTGGAATCAGTGTAATTTCGCGACAGTTGTACTCGTTCATAAACGTTTCTTTGATAAACGTTGCTTCTTCGAAGCTAATTGGCAAGTCTAGTGTGACTCTTAGGTACATCTTGCTTTTGATCAATGTATCTTTCTCGTCAATCAGCCGAGATAGCTTAACAGTACGGTACTTTGGGCAGTCTTCCCAGTTAATGTACACCGGTTCTGCTGCATTTTCTCTATCCAGCACCATCATGCCACGTGCATCGTCCCAAGCATCTGCATAGTTATGTGGAAAAGCATTGCCGATGTAGTGAACATTCTTTTGACTCTGGCGTTTGTGGAAGTGTCCAGTGAATACATACTCAGGTTTGCTGAGATTTTCTGCTTTTAGTTCGCCATGATCCGGCATTCTTACCATTGCGTTCATTAAAAAGCTGGGTAATTCAAAGTGACCGAACATGTATTTGCAGTCGAGGTTGGCGACTTTTTTCCATTCATTGCCAACCATCCACGGAACAAGTGCTACATCGTCAATTTGTTTAATTTCTTCAACAACAGTTACGCCTGGAATGTGTCTTGCAAACTCTGTGCTTTTAACATCACGTTTGTCTTTGTAATACAAATCGTGATTGCCTGCAAACATATAGAAGTTGTCAAATGCTGCTCCTAGCTTTTCCAAGCTACGAATACCTGCATCCATTGTGGTTAAATTAAGACTGTTTCTATTGTGATTCCAGTCTCCGCAAAAGATTGCAGTCTCGCAACCTTGTTCTTTTGCTGTTTCGATAAACCAATCAACAAAATCTTCGCAATCTTGGTTGTGAATACGGCTGTTGCCTTTCATACCAAAGTGAATATCAGTGAATACTGCTGCTTTGTTAAACAAATTTTATACTCCGTGTAGAGTTTTATTGTAAATTAGAAGATTTGCAAAGTCAACCGTTATTTTTTTCGTTTTCTCTACGTACAGCAGCTTCCCATTCGCCTGAATGCAGTCTTGTGTAACTAGGATTCAAGTCATTCATTTCTAAAATGTCGTCACGAATGTTTTGATTACGCTTTTCTAAGTTAATAACACGCACAAAGCTGTTGGTAACGGCGGCTGTGTAGTATGCAAATGGATTTTGACTCTTTGATTCGTCAAATTGCAATCCAATTTGTGAAAGTTGTAAGATTGCTTGACCTTTCATTTCGTCATTGTATGTGTAACCACGTACATTGCCTCTAGTTGCATATCGATCAACCAATTTCATCCACATCTTTGCAAGTTCATTTGTTGCTCTGCCATGATCGAGACTAAAATACCCATTTTCCATACCACCTGTCCAATGACTCTTGCCAACACATACCAAATTATCGTCATCGTCAAATTTGTAATGCTGGAAAGGTGGAAATGGCAGCTTGACTTTGTGATCCGCAACGGTTTTTGGATTCTTTTTGCGTCCAGGTTCGTCTGGAATATGATCAAATGTCATAATTCTAAAAATTAATTCGTTTTTTTCAATTGTTCGGTAATCGATTTCGCAATCGGCTACTTTTACACGTTTACCATCTGCTTTTGCAGCTTCGTATGCTGCTTGTGATAGCTTTTTTGCTTTGTTTCTTTTTGCTTCTGCAATTGTTCTGATGTTTATTTTTTCTATATCTGTTAAAATAATATCGTACAAAGCATATTCAGGTTCTACGAAGCTACTGTAATTGTTTTTGCTTTTGTGTATCTCTGCTAACATGTCTTTGTTGTTGAGATATTTTACTCTTCTGGCCATAATTGCTCCTACATTTATATTTATAATAAACTACGTACATATTTTTGTCAACTAAATACTATAAGGAGTACTCATGGGATTTTTTAATTTTATAGAAACAGTTGCTGACAGTGTTAACGACTTTTCTAACAAGGTAAGTAAGGTATCAAATTTCGCAAACAATGTTCGTAGAACACTTGACGATTTATCGGATCCTTTGGCATTAGCAAGAAGTATTCGTACTAGAAGCTTGCCTAACGGTTCTCAGCCTGCTACCAAAACAGTAAGTACTGGCAGCTTTGTATCTGCTAGTAACTATGACGGCGAAGATTGGCGTGTAAGAATACACTTACCTGCCCAGCCTGCAACATTTGAAAATGCTAGTATACTCAAACCATTAAAAGACAGTAATGCAAGTATGATTTTCCCAACAACTCCTCAAATACTTGTTACTCACAGTGCAAATTACAATATGTTTCATCCTATACACACCAATTATCCTTATCCTGTATACGAAAACAGTCAAGTTGAGGATATTACTATCAGTGGAGAATTTCCTGTTGAGAACGAGGCAGACGGAAGATACTGGATTGCAGCAGTTCATTTTTGCAGAAGCATAACAAAGATGTTTTATGGACAAGGTGACCTAAGAGGACATCCACCTCCACGCTGTGCATTAAGCGGATATGGCAATTTTATATTTGACAGAATGCCAATTATTGTAAAAATGTTTAGTATTGACTTGCCAAACAATGTTGATTATATCAAAGTTCCTATTGATGGATTGGATTTACAATCAAGTACTCCTACTAGTCAGATTCAAAGTGGAAGTTATACATATGTGCCTACGTTAAGCACTATTAACTTGACAGTAGCACCTGCATTCAGCAGAGATGCAACTAGACAATTTGATTTAAACACATTTATCAATGGCGGATATGTAGGACAGAAAACTCCTGGAGGGTTTATTTAAATGGCACAATATGAAAAAAACAGTCCTTATTATAAAACATCTATAAATGCCAATTACTTAGATACATTCAACAAGCGTAATATCCCGGCATTGGACAATGATGTTACCTATGAAATTGAACCACAATATATTTACAGACCAGACTTACTAGCATATGACTTGTATGGTAGTTCAAAATTGTGGTGGGTATTTGCAATTAGAAATATGGAAAGCCTGAAAGATCCTATTTTTGATTTTATACCAGGAGTGCAAATCAAGTTGCCACAAAAAAGCACATTAGATGCGGTATTAGGAAAATGACACTAGAAAATCCGTTACACAAATATGCAAGTTATAATTATAGATGGAAATTTGGACTAATTGGTCCAGAAAATCTCTCTCAACCTGAAGTGTACAGAACAAATGGTCCTGATTTGACAATTATTCAAAGTGGCGGCTTTCCTGACAAAGGAATAAAAACATTTGCAGAAGAATCTCTTGGTGTAAATGTTGAATTTTACATCGATGATTTTACAGGCGATTATCTTGTTGTTCCAAATCCTGGTTCTAGCAACAGTAATGCAATACAAGTGCAATTTAAAGTGTATGAACCACTTAGTGTTGGTTTGTTTTTCCAAACATTGCGTTTAGCGTGTGACGATTTGTATCAAGGCAACCGAGGTTACTTGGATGTTCCTTTTTGTTTGCAACTGGATTTTGTAGGATACGATGACAATGGAAATACACACATTGAACCTCCGCATACTCTTGCATTGAAGTTGGTAAATGTTGTGTTTAATGTTGATCAAAGCGGTAGTGTTTACACAGTTGATGCTATTCCTTGGAATCACCAAGCGTTCATGGACAGTATTCAGCGTGTTCGCACTGATGTTACAATCAGTGCAGAAACAGTGTACAACATGTTAGGCGGCGATGTTGATACGAGTCTAGTACAAACATTGGATAAAATGGAAATTGCAGCAGAATTAGAAAACAATGTTATTGCAGGAAACAGATACAGAATTGAATTTCCTACAGATCCTAGTCTAGGAGGTGTAGCAGGTTCTCCTCCTAATTTAAGAACAAATATTGTATTAGATCCTAGGGGTGAAGACAGGACAACCGCAACCACTGATGATTTACAAGCACAAAGAAACAGAGAAAGAAATACTCTAGTCACTGTAGACACTCCTGCAGGTCCTCAACAAGTTGACCCATTTGTACAGGTTAAAACAGAGCAAGCATCATTGGCTGCAAACAGTGATGTTAACTATATTGGACAAAGTGCTATTGTTACAGATTTTAACCAATATGGCAACAATCCATTTGGTGTTGAACAATTTGTGTTTGATGAAGGCAATGAGCAACAAAGTGGTGATGAAGTATTCACTCGAGGCACATTGAGTATTGATGCTAACACAAGAGAATTTACTTTTAAACAAGGTACTAAAATTGAACGTATTATTTCTCAGGTTATTTTAAGCAGTGAATGGGGTTTGAATTTAATAAATCAGCAACCGGATGCTGATGGAAATGTAACTTGGTTTAAAATTCACTGTGAAACACGAATATTAAACACAGACGAAATTGCAAACAGTGGTACACCTGCATATGAATTTGTTTACAGAGTTACTCCGTTTTTAATTGACGCTAGTATTATTGCGCCAAGTTGGCAAGATCAAGATTATTCGCCAAAAATTTCCAAAGCACTCAAAACCTATTATTATACCTATACTGGTTTAAACATGGATATTATTAATTTTGAATTTAATATTGATAATGCGTTTTATAAAGAACTGTCTAGAAGATCTTCACAGTCTCGACAAGACAATATGCAAGGCGGTGCAAGTGGACAGGCTGTAGCAAGCGAACCTGTTCCGGAAGCAGTGCCCACAAGAGGTCCAGATGACGGAAATAGAGGATCATCACAGTCAGGACTGATGTCCAAAAGTCAAATTGTTGGAACTAGCAATGAATCGCCTGCAAACGGTGCAAGTGTTGCAGCAAGAGATGTTGCAAATACATTTCAAACAGCAATTTTAAACAGTGATGTTGACAACGTTGTTTTAGATTTAAAAATATGGGGCGATCCGTATTATTTTATGGACAGCGATGTTGGTAACTTTATATCACCTAGTGGTGGTAATCCTAATGTAACTTACGATAACAAAATAGATCCTAGTAGAAATGAAGTTTATGTTTTGATTCATTTTAGAACTGGTGTTGATTACAATGGAAATTTAATACAAATTGATCCTACAAATGCATTTAGTGGAATCTACCGAGTATTGACTTTTACAAACAATTTCAGCAACGGAATGTTTACACAAAATTTGTCATTGGCAAGAATGCCTAATCAAACAATAGAAAGTGTAGAATCCAGTAACAGTGTTGTTGAAGCCAATCGCAGTGGAAATTTACCATTGGTGATTGGCAACTTGCAACAAGAAGCAGCAAATCGCACAAGAGAATTTGCACTGATGCTTAAACAAGCCGAAGAGTTGGAACGAGTTTCGACTGCATTTAGACAAGCTGGTATTACAGAAATAGAAGATCTATTATCAGGTACACAAATTGCAGATTTTGCTCAAGATTTGTTTGGAGCCTTTAATCAAATTGGACAAATACAAAGTACACTACAAAATACGTTAGGTGCATTACAAGGAGGTTTGCCAAATCTAGCAAACACAGTAGCACGTAACGCAATAAACAATGCTATTGCAGGAACGCCGATTGGCGGTGTTGTGCAAAACGTTACACGCATTAAGTCGGATATACAAGATATACGCAGCAACCTTGGCCGCTTCGGGAGATAATACATGGCAGGACCACCAACCAGACGCACACGTAATACTAGAACCGCAGATATAGCAGAAAACAAATACGGTTCAGAACCAGGTATTTACATCGGCAGAGTTGTAAGCCATCTTGATGGCAAATTTATGGGTGCTCTAAAAGTTATGTTGCTTAAAGTAACAGAAAGCGGCAATGATTATCAAGAAGCAAATCAGCTGTTAACATGTCATTATGCAAGTCCTTTTACAGGACAAACACCTTTTCAAAATGTTGGAGCAAATGACACATATCAAGAAAGTCAACAAAGTTATGGGTTTTGGGCTGTTCCGCCTGATATTGGCACAAGAGTAATTGTACTAAAAATTGAAGGTGCAAGTGACTTTGGTTTTTGGGTAGGATGCGTTCAAGACGAATTTATGAACTTCATGGTACCTGACGGAAGACCTGCAACTGTAAACAACAATCAAGCACAAAAATTGCCAACTGGTGAATACAACAAAGCACTGGTTAATGCAGATGGCGAAACACAACCTACACGTTATCCAAAGCCTGTAAATGAAGATTTTGTAGACACACTTGCAGAGCAAGGATTGTTAGAAGACGATATAAGAGGATTAACCAGCAGTAGTGCAAGACGTGAAGTTCCTAGTGCTGTATTTGGTATGAATACACCAGGACCTTTAGACAAAAGAGACGGTGCACCAAGACATGGTAGAGGACCTACAGGTGTAGAAGCCAGTGTTCCTAGCAGTCGTTTAGGTGGCACAAGCATTGTTATGGACGACGGCGATGACAAAATATTGCGTGTTGGATCTCCTGAAGATTCTCCTAGTGAATATGTCGATATTGAAAACACAGACGGAACAGGAGATGTTACACTTCCTGCAAACGAATTATTTAGAGTGCGCACACGCACCGGACATCAAATATTATTGCACAATACAGAAGATTTAATTTACATTGGCAATAGTAGAGGCACTAGTTGGATTGAAATGACCAGTAATGGTAAAATTGATATCTATGCAGAAGATAGTGTTAGTATACATTCTAGTCAAGATTTAAATTTTAGTGCAGATAGAGATATTAACTTAAACGCTACTGCTCATATTAATATCAGTGCAGGAGAAACAATAAAAAGCACAGCTGGTACAAGCATGGATTTTACCAGTGTTGATTATACTGCTTTTGTTGCCGGCGGAAGTTGGAGTGCAAAAGCTGATAGTTATATGTCACTGTATTCTGCTAAAAAGTTCAGTGCAGAATCTGTTAACAATGCAACACTTGCAAGCAGTGGAGCAAATGTCAATTTGTCAGCTGCAAAATTTGTTAACATTGGAGGTAAATCTGGTATAAAAATGGGCAGTTCGGGCGATGCTCATATGAAAATCGGCGGTAATATTTTTGCAGAAACAAATGCTTATCATTTAAACACCCAAGAATATTTCCAATACAGCAAAGGCGGCACACACATAAAAAGTGATGCTGATATGTTCTTAACCAGTAGAGTCACAATGAACATAAAAGGCAAAAGTGCATATCTTACCAGTGTTGGCGGAGATACGCATTTAAAAAGTGCAGCAGATACAAAAATTCAAGCAACAAATGCTATAAACAATTACAGTACAAATTATCTTACAAATGCAACAAATGCAATTGATACAAGAGCAGGCGGCAGTATAGATATACAATCCACAGGTGATGCTATTAATGTAAATGCAAGCACCAGTATAGATGTGTTTACAGCAGGTCCGTTAAAAATGCACGCCGACGGCGCTTTGCACATTGACAACGATGCTGCTATGTATATCACCGGTCAAACAATTGATATGAAAAACACCAGTGGTAATTTAACAATTGAAGCTGCTACTGATTTGAGATTAGAAGGTGAATATGTAAAAATTGACGCCGGAGCAATTGCAACAGCAGCAACAGAAGCAGCTGAAGTTAGTGCAGCAATAGCTAAAATAGCCATAGCAGCAATCAGTGCAGAAACAGCAACAATTGCAATCAAGCCAAATCCTGTTACACCAGAAACTCCTGTTATCAGCTTGATTGCAAAAATACCAAGCAGAATACCGCAGCACGAACCTTGGTTGCAACATGAAAACTTAAATCCGTTGGAATATGTTCCTGAAAAAACTAGAGCAGGAATTGAAGCTGTAGATTCGTTTAGTCAACCTATACCGGATACGTTTGTTAACATAGGTGAAAGATCTACTGCTGGCTCTACAACAGCATCTGATAGAGGTAACTCGACATCAACAATTCCTGGTACAGATGGCGAATATGCAGAAGAAACATTAGGCGATTTCCAAGATCTAAAACGTGATCAAATTTACGTAGTTGGTGACGGACATGCTGCAAAAATACAACAAGCAGCTGGATACAAAGGATCGCCAAACAGTAGTGCAACAGTATCGCAAATTGCACAAAATCAAGTTGGAAGAATTCCTGAAGATACAGTGGTTATTGTAAGTGCAGGTTCAAATGACTGGGAAAGCACACCAAGCGAAGTAGCAGGTATTTTACAAGAAGACATCGTTAATCCTTTATTGTTAAAAAATTGCTTTGTGATTACTGTTACTCCGCCAACTATTGATTTAGCAGGTCCTTACGCTGCAACCTATAGTAGTGCAGGTTATACCAGCAACTACAACGATGTAATGACAGCAATAGGCGGATTAAGTGCAAACGGCAGTGTTGATTTAGCAACCAGTGATATTGACAGTGGAGATCCGCAAAAAATCTTTGCCACAGCAAATGCATATCAACGTGTAGAAAGTATTGTAGAAAGTGCTATTGCAAGTATACCAGATCCTTCACCGTTTGATCAGTACAGCGGTTCGTTAGGACCGTTGTTGGCAGCAATACGTATTTGCGAAGTAGACACAGCAGAACCTAGAGGTTACGATATTGTATATGGTGGCATTCCTGCTGGTATTAGACCTCCACGTCCTATTACACAAATGAGCGTTGACGATGTGTTAGCTTGGCAAAGAAGAATACGTGGCAGTGTAGCAAGTACAGCAACTGGTGCATACCAATTTATATATCCAACACTTCTTGACTTAGTTGATAGACGAAGAGTTGTACCACGCAGTGCAATAATGGATGCAGGAACTCAAGATAGACTTG